TGCGGCGCGTTCTGCAGCTGCGAGGGGTAGTAGTTCTGCGGAAAGGGGAGCCCGACGCCCGGACCTGATAAACCGATCGGCATAGAAATCTCCTCTTAGAAGGCCGCGCCCTGCAGGTTGTACCCATGGAAGCCGGAAACCGACTTGGCGGAAAGAATGTCGTAACCGCAAACCACGACGCCCTGCTGACCGATCTGGCCAAGCGGCACCAGCGAGTAGAACCCGCTGAAGTCGAAGGCGGCGTCTTCCGACATGTACATCGACGTGTACTTGACGTTGATGCCGAAAATCTCGCCCTTCGGACAGAAGTGGTCGGCGAAGATCGGGATGCCCGAGACGTTGAGGTTCGGGAAGGACGTCCGCACCGCGGTGTCCATCGTGTACTGCGAGCCCGGTGCCGGGTTGATCTGCTCGGTCGAGATGAACGTGTTGTTGAGCGTCGCGTAGTCGCCCGGGTTCATCACGACGAAGGTGACGGACTCGCCGCCGGCCGCGTCGGTGGTACCGGCCAGCAGTGTTGCCATGCCGGCGCGGGTGAAGCCCGCAGCACCCTGCGAATAGGTGCCGGAATTGAGGTTGATGTACTGGCCCTTGAAGGCCGAGTTGCCCGCGGCGAGGCGGTTGATGCCGCCGTAGGTCGCGACGTTGGTGCCGTCGTCGAACGCGTTGTAGAACGAGTCGGGAAACAGCGGGTTCGCCGTGTTGTTGGTGAAGCTCAACCGCGCGAACTGCTGCCGGGTGACCGCGTACACATCGTTCATGCGGGTCTTGAGCAGCGAGACTTCGCGCTCAGTCGCCTGGATCACCGTTTCGCCAAAGGGGAGCGGGACCGGGACCACCCAGTAGGCCAGATTCCACTGACCGTTCTGTACGCCTGGGGTGATGACAGGGCTGTTGAATCCACCGCCGTAGCCGGTGAACTGGCCTTGCACCATGCTGTTGCCCTGCAACGGAATGGTGACTTGGTTCAGACCGCCGGCCGCGCGCTGGGCGTTGCCGGTCATGTAAAATAAAGTTGGACTACCAAAGTATATCTGTACGAACAGCCTCGGGACGAATGCGCGCCTATTGACTGCCGACAACTCCGTATAAAGTGCCCCAGCGGCCGGGGCAACACCTAATCCTGGAAGGGGCATTTCTCTGTACCTATTTACTTGACTTTCCCGATCGACATGAGTAAAGTGCCTCCATCGCCAAACGGAGTAACCAAACTATGCCGATCGAGAAAATCTGTGAAAACTGCCAGCAGCCTTTTGCCTGCTTCCCTAGCGAAGACAGGAAATATTGCGGCCTCGCGTGCCGAAGTGCGCACCGCTTTGACAAAGGAATACCAGCTGAAGGCCGGACTCCTTTGAATTTCACTTGCCGCGAATGCGGCAAAACCTTCTTCGTGATGAAGAATTTCGTCACTGCGTACCATAAAAAATATGGGCGCGATCCTTGGTACTGCTCGCGCCAGTGCTCGGGCGTAGGTCGCCGCAAAACCAGTGAGTCGGGCAATACCTTTACCTGCCTCGAATGTGGCAAAGAAAACCCGAAGCGTCGCAAACCGGGCGGCCGCATATACGAACAACAGAAATACTGCGACCAAAAATGCAAATCCGCACATCAGCGAACGCGCGCTCTGGCCAAATTTGAGCGCGGCGAAATAAGTGAACACACCAAACGCCATGGCTACGTCTGGATCGCTGTACCCAGTCTCGTCACCGGCGTGAAGCACTCGATGCTCAAGCACCGCTATGTCATGTCCCAGCACCTCGGACGTGACCTGCTCTCGGAAGAAACCGTCCATCACATCAACGGCATCCGCTCGGATAACCGACTCGAAAACCTCGAACTGTTCAACAGCAGGCACGGCCCCGGCCAGCGCGTCGTCGACAAAGTCGACTTCGCGATCGAAATACTCACAACCTACCCGGCCTTTGCTAAGGCTGCGGCTGGCTGGAAGAATCTGGTCGAACTCGTACATGCTACCGCCGATTCGCCTGCCGAAATTCCTGAAGGGCCGTCATCGCCATCCGGTCAGTGACCGAATCAACCTGCCCCTTGGTGGCAATCAGCTCCTGCACGGCCTTGTCGGTGTCGGCGCTGACATCGCTGAAGCCCCACGAGGACCCGGTCATCCCACCGGACGGCGAGGCGGGGGTCGGCGGCGGATTGCTGCGCTCGAAGATCGCAACGGCATCGTCCACATCGACGAGACCCTTGGTCTCCATCAGCTTGCGGACCTGCTCGACACCCTCGTCCGTGTAGCGATGCTCAGTCTTCAGGCGTCGGAAGCCGCGTTCCTGCTCGGAAGCCAAGCGAGCCAGCACGGCCTCGCGCTTCTCGTCCTCGCGTTCCTTCTTCAGCGCGGCGATCTCGGCGGACAGTTCGCTCTTGAGCGCGTTCACCGGCTCGGCCTGCAGCCGATCCTGGTCCAGCATTGGCGTGGTCGCATTGGGATCGACCAGCTTGTGGGCCGCCTCGAGCTGCCGGCGCGCGGCCGGGTTGGCGACAATTTTGGAAGCGATGCCGTGAAGCGCGGCGAGGCGGTTGTACTCGGCTTCGTCAATTTCGACTGTCTTCGCCATGGCTTACTTGGACCCCGGCATGGCCGACTGGCTCGGGACATGGCTGAGTGTCATGTCGGTCGCCTTGGACTGACCCGGCAGATGCGACTTGCGACCACCGATGTCGATCTGCTCCATGTCCACCCGAACGATCTGGGCGTCGGAGGTCGGGATCGACTTCGCGCTGTTCTGGAAGATGTTGACGTTGGACATGGTCGCTCCTTCAGTAGTGCTTGCCGCGATTGACCGGCGGCAGGTTGACGACGCTCATATCCTTGTTCGGGATATTCATCGCCGACTCGTAATTCTCGTGCATATCGACGCGGGTCTGCGCCGTACGCACCGCCACCGACGTCCCGCTTTTCGGGGGCATCTCGGCAACCGTCTTGAAAAGGTCGGTCATGCAGCCGCTCCCATGCCGGGCTGCCCGCCCTGGCCACCGCCTTGCGCCATCTTCTGTCGCATCTGCTGCACGGCCTGCATCTGCTGGTTGTTCTGCGCCATCTGTCGCTGCTGCGCCTCGATCGAGTTCTTCTGCGCTGCGGGGGTAACGGATCCGGACGGCACGAACTTCACCAGCTTGTTGAGAGATTCGAGGACGGCCTTGCCGATATCCGATCCGGCGCCGACCTCGGGCAAAAGTGCTTCGAGTTGCTTCACCACGACCCCCAGCTTCTGCAAACCGGCAGCTTCGTAGCCCTTATTCGGCGTCGATCCCGTGGCCGGAGTCGAACCGAAGGGGGGTTGCGCAGGCTGTCCGCCCGGAGCTGCAGGAGCTGGGGTTGGCATTGCTGCCTTACTTGCGGTGCTTGCGCTTGCCGCGCTTCTCGCGAACGATCATGGCTCGACTCCTTTAAGAGTGGTGTGAGGGTCCGCACGTCTTCGTGCGAAATCAACCTCCGTTGGTTCCAAGAGGATTGCGAGCCCTCGAATTGACATGTTTTCAAACGTCCTATAACGTATTGACGCTTAAGTAGGTATTATGGGAAGGGTTGGATGGCTAATATCCTCGAGCGTGACTGGTTGACCATCAAGGAAGCTGCTGCCGTCGCCAACCTTTCCCGCAAAACCCTCGTGCAATACATGAAGTTGCGCAAAGGCAAGCCCCCCGCCTACCGACTGGTGCCCAACGGGCGCTGGAGATTCCCCACCAACGAGTTCGTAGCCTGGACCAAGGGCGAGAAGGACAAGCAGAATGTATAGCCTGACGATTTCATTCGGACCGGTCGGAACGACGTGGGCGTTTTTGTTCAAGGACAAGGAGAACGCCGAACAGTGCCGCAAGAACGCGGTCGATTTTTTGGTTAAAGGTCGTGGGTTGGAAATCACTGATGACTTTGGTCAGCACGCTTCTATCACGAGCGAGACGATCCACGGTATTTCTTTTGAAGACCTCGACCTCGTCGAAGCCGCACGCATCTACCGCTCGCTGGCCGAGGAGCGGATCAAGATCAAGCTGCAAGCCGCGGCGAAAAGCGATCCGGTCATCGGCCCGCTGATGAACAGCCGAGGACCCGGCATCCTGACCCCCATGGGCAGATAGAAACAGTTTCCGGCAGTGAGGTTTCAGCTCGGGGAGTAGGGGCATCGGGTTTCAGAAAGGCATCCTGCGGCTTGCTGTCGGATACGTGCATGTGTCCAACGTTCAAGGATGCCGACCCCTACATCAGTGATGCCCGCCGTGGCCTTTGAGCATGCCCTCGATGGCCTTGTCCTTGCCTTCGGGCGACAGCTGCTTGAGCAATTCGGCTTGCATCTTCTCGCCCGCCGCCTTGCGCTGCTTAAGTGAGGCCTTCGCGGTCTCCTTGTCAGGCACCGCGGTGTGATCGATGATGAACTCGCCATCAACATCGCCCGCCTTGCGCAGCGCGAACAGCAGCTGCGTCGATTCGTCGGCGAAGATCGGGCTCGACGAGTGGCTGTCAACGCTGATGCGCCAGTCATCCGGGATATCCGTGATCATGAACCCGGTTTCTTCCATCTTGGCCGGATCGGTCCAGTATTTCCGATCCTCCTTGGCCTCCATCATCGTCATCGTGAGGTCGGCGCACGACGCCAGCTGCTGTTCGGTCAGCAGCGCGCGGTCGCGCAGCGTCGGCGAAGCCGTTTTCATCAAGGTCTCAGCATGAGCGCCAGCGCGCACGCCCGCTTCACCCTTGCCCTGCATGATTTCGGGGAATGAGCCGAGCGTGTTGATCTGCTCCTGCACGTATTTGATAATCGGCATCAACTCGCCGGGGAATTTCGGCGTCAAATCCTTCACGTCGCCGCCCTGACCGAGATTCCAGAAGCCGGCGAGCCTGCCTTGCGCGTAATTCTCGTCGGTGATGGTGTTTTCGCCAGTAAAACCGAGGATCTTGTCGATCTGGAGCCCGATCAGACGCTTGAGGTCGTCACACAGCGACGCCAGGAACGCCTGCGGCTCGATCAGGTCGATCAGCTCGCTCCGTCCCCAGAACCAGCCGGGCATCGGGTTCGGTTGGATCAACCGGTACGGCTGCATCCGTTCGATTCCGAGCAGGTTCGACAGCTTGAACCGGGTGACCAGCACGTCGGGCTCGACGATCTGGATGGTCGCATAGTCGTCCTCATCTTTAATCCATAGCTCGTGGAACTTGACGGTCGGCGCGCCGTCGACCGGGCTGATGGTCGGGTAGTTCGGATCGTTGCCGAGCTGAACAATGCCCCCGGGGAGCGGGCGCGTAGCCTGCTGCACGCCCGTATTGAGCTGCGAGGTCGACAAGACTTGATGGAAGAAGCTGTCCGGACCGCTGCCGGCCGATTGCCCCATCTGCGCGTGCACCATGATGCGGTCGTAGAGCTCTCTGGCCTTCGGGAAGCGATAAATGCGCTGCCACACCTCGGGCCCTGTGAGGTAAGACGTCTCACAGAGCGCCTCCTGATTGTCGATGTCGGCCTCGCTCTCCTTGTAGACGCCGAAATTCCAGGGCTGTACCAGCTGCTTCTCGTAGGAGATGCGCTCCTTGCCCTCGGACCCTTCCGATTTCGGCCACTGCTTGAGGATGGAAGCGCCGTACTTCAGGGCTTCCTTGACGCCCTGACCGAACAGGGTGCCGCAACCGGAGCGCTCCCAGTGTCTGGTGAGATGCTTGGCAACCACCTGGCCGCGCTTGACGACATCGGGCGTGTACTCGTTGTCAAAATCGCAGGCGAATTTTAGCTCGATCGGCGAGAACAGATGCGACTGCGTCCGCTCGAGGTGGTAATTCATCGTGTTGATGAGCGCCTTGGTGCCGTCGGCGCGGCCGGTCTCGGCGATCTGGTTGAGCAGGCGGTAGTAGGCCCCGCGCGTCGACTGGCTGACCCGGCAGGTCTCGATCATCTCGTTCGCAAATGAGATGAGCTCTCGCTCGCCTGTCGGGATCGGGATCACACCGGCGACCTATAGTTCGGGTTGTCGGTGATCTGGCGGGGAAGCGGGGCTTGCCCGACCGGCGGAAGCAGCCGCTGGAGACGATTGCGCTCGCGCAGGCCCGCGTAGGCAACATCGCCTTGCGGAACCTGGTGCGCCGCAGCGGCGCGCGCCATGGCGTCGGCGGGCCCGGCACC